GGCACTCAGACAGCTGCGCTTGATCGTGACGGCCAGGTAGTCGCGGCGCACTTTTCGCAGGTTCAGTTGCCGGGTGGCTTCCGTCTGCGCGTCAGCTGCCGAGGTGATCAGGGTGTTAAGGGTCAGATCTGTTGCGAGCAGGTTGGCCGTCTTGACGCTGCTGTCCGAGGCGGTGGCGGTTCGGTACTGTTTGGTGACGTAGCTTAGGCGGATGTTGTCGGCGGTTACTCTGTAGACGGAAGCGGTGTTACCGTTCCACGCCACGGCTACAAAAGCCCCGTTGCCATACGTTACAGCGTACCAGTTGGCGGTTGATGGTAACTCCTGTTGTGTCCACGTAATGCCGTCATTCGAGAAGATAGAGGCGTTTTCCCCATAGGCCACTGCGACAAAAAGGCCGTTCCCGTAAGCAATATGGGTGTAGTTAAGCGCCGATGGTGCGGCTCTCAAAGTCCACGTAATGCCATCGGGAGATGTCGCCAAGTCCGTTTTGAGTGCCGACACTGCTACAAAAAGCCCGTTTCCGTAGGTGACTGAAACCCATGTTGATATTGCGGGCATTACCCTCTGTGTCCACGTTACCCCGTCTGGTGACGTTGTAGCGATATCAGTGCTACCATATGGGAGTGCGACAAAAACCCCGCCGCCAAAAGCAACAGAATTCCAAAACGCAGAGACAGGAAGAACCTGTTGTGTCCATGTAATACCGTCGGGAGAGGTCGCCGCGATGGTAGACCCATACGCAACAGCTACAAAAACCCCATTGCCGAAAGTGACCGCATGCCAATGCGCAGCGACGGGGAGCGTCTGCAAAGTCCACGTAATGCCATCGGGAGAGGTTGCCGCGTGTGTCACGCTTCCCAAGGCCACGGCTACAAATACACCGTTGCCATACGCAACCGATGTCCAGGATGCAACGGCGGGCATATTCCTGAGCGTCCATGTTATCCCGTCTGGCGAGGTTGCGACTGTTCCAAGACTTGTGCTCTCTGCCACCGCGACAAATAAACCGTTTCCAAAAGCGACAGAATGCCAATTTTTAGTGGCAGGTAATGCAGCAGGCACCCACCCACCGGACGCCACACCCGCCAAACTGTCCGCAGTCTGCACGGTGTTGTTCTTGTCGTAATTGAGGTTAACCTTCCACACCGGCAACCCGCGCCCCTCGTCTTGAGTCGCCAGCCGCTGAATGTCCATGATTTCTGCGCTGGCCAGGGTGGCGGCAGGTGCCCCGCTGGGGGCGTCCAAGCGGCCCACGCGCAAAGTCTGGTTGTTGTCGAATCCGTACCAGCCTCCGATGCTGCCTATCACTTCGTCAAGCGCAGCGGCAACGGTGGTTTCCTGGTTGGAGTAGTAGCCCACCACGGCGCTGTTCAGCGCATCCAGCGCGGTGAAGTCGGAGGAGTTGTAGCTGACCGTCGGTGTAACCCTCAAGGCCAGCTGCTTGCCGATCTGCGCGGCGGTGCGGTCGGCGGCGGTGGTCCCCTGGATCATGTCGCATGTCACAGCGCCCACAGGTGACGAGCCAAGCCGTAAGCAGCCGCCGGCCAGCCAGGTATCGTATGTGCCCGGCGCCGGGATATTTGCTTCAAGGTCGGCTTGTGTGGCCCGGGCGGTTCCGGGTGCCAATGTAACGCCCTTGTCATACACAGCAGGGATCGACTGCAACGCGGCTTCGTGCCCCTGATAGATCAGCTTTGAGGTATTGACCAGCACCGGGGAAGCGTTGTGGACCTCGCCCAGCGCCACCGGCTTCGGCTTACCGGCAATATCGGCGGTGCCGTCAACACCGTTTGGCAATACGTTGGTCCCACCGTACTTATTGGCCTGCAATGGCACGTTGAACGCAATCTGCGGATCTTTGATGCGGATGCTCATTTCGTCGTTTGTGAATACCGGCTGTTCCATGGAACACCCGAACAGCAGCGCCGCAATGCCTGTTGCCACAAAAAATTCTTTTACCACGATCGACCTCCCATCGAATCCATAATCAATAAGGGCGTCCAGGCCCCCATCCACGTTGATTAACTGCACTTCCCCGTAGCCGATCTTTGACGCGCCCTTTGTGGTGCCTTCGGCAAACATCATCACCTTCAGGCTGCCGGGGTTCTTCAGTCTGGGGGCATAATAGTTCCCGCCGTAGGTGGACCCCAAGCCGCTATAGCGCAGTATTTCTGTGCTTGATCCTGTCCAGGCGGTTATTTCAACCAGAAAATCTACAATTTCCATTTGTGTACTCCTTCCGTACGCTTCACAGCGTTCCTGTTATGGTTTCAGTTATTCCCGGCCGTACCGACCGGGGGCGCGTTTCCTTACCCTCTTGCGGCCTGTTCAGCAGCGCCGTTCTGCAATTCCGAGATAGTCAGACGAACCATGCCGGCGGGGGCCTGCTTGCTGTGGCCGTTCTCCAGCACGATGCTGTAGGGCAGGTTGTTGCAGAGGATGATCTTGTCTGTACCGTCCCACTTTGGGAGGATCATCATGATCTTGGCGATTGTGGCGTTGCCATCTTTGTCAGTGGTATCGTAAACCACAGTATGTGGGGATCCAATGCTACACCCCCAATTTGCCCGGAAGCGCCCGCTTTTCACTGGGGATTTCATAATCACACGCTTGAACGCTTCCATTGCTATCTTCTGGATTGATGCTTTTATTTGTTTTTCGGTATTTACCTGGAACTGTTGGAGCGCCAGGGTGAATGATCCCATTGCCATAGTGTCTCCGTTTTGCGTTGAAATGTGCTGTGTTATGCGTTTCTCATACTTGTGCTACCCTGGGTGGCGGTGCGTTTTTGTCTCAACAGCCCATAGCGGCAGGCGTCGGCGGCATGGTCCGGGCCCTTGGTGTCCACGTCATCGGTCTTGCGGGCGTCCCGGGCCAGAAAAGGGACTGTGCTCCAGAAATATTCACAATTGCGGGCAATATAGAGCCCTGGTTTGTCAGGCTTGCCGGCATCTTGCAGCATGGTCCGCATGATCTCCCAGCCGGTCTTTCGGTCGCCCTTCTTTGCAGCTGTGAAGTAAACGCCATATTTTCGGAACTCTTCCGCAATGCTCCCTGCGCTATGGCCCTGGTTCGAGAAGCAAGCGTCATCAGCTACGCCTTCGGCTTTTATCTTCCAGTGGTGGCACACGTCTTTGATCTCTTCGCTAAGCATGGGGATCGTGTACCCCATCCCCTTGGAGAGAGAGCCCGGTTCGTTCGTCGCCATCTCGTCAATCAGCACAATGGATCCGCGTGGATAATATCGACCGTCCGGGCCTTCGATACCGGGACTTTTCGCACAAACGTAAGTGACCGAGGGGGCGCTGCTGCCGTAATCATGGGAGAGATAATATTCCCAGGCATCGCCACGGGTAACAGGCTTTGCTTGCCATGGGTCAACCGCGTTTCTCTTCTCCTCAATGACGGAAGAGAAAAAAGCGCCCCTTGCAATTGTCCAATCCCCTTCAAGCCACGCCCTGAGAAGTTCGGGATCTGTCGGGCATGACGCTTCAAGCTGTGAGCGGTATTCGTCGCGGTCGATAAATGGATTATCGAGAAAGGTTGAAGGGGCATACACCCATTGACGCTTCGACTTCTCCTCATAGAACGGCTGCCAGGGGGCGGCCTTGAATACGTAACGCTGTGCAAGCCAATGGTGGCCAGGGTCGCCGGGGTTCGCCGCCTTGACCTCGCGTATGGGCATTGACTTGGGGCCCCGAAGATTTGAGCGTAACCGATCGAGAAGGGCGGGGTCCGAATAGTGGCCGGCCTCATCAATCATCAACAGAGTGAACGAGCGGCCTTGATACTTCTGGTAATCTGCGGCTGTTTCGAGTTGTCCCAGTTCCATATAAGCGCCGTTAGGAAAGCGCCACACGTGCTCTGTGCCGTTGTAACGAGCGCCGGGACCGTATGCCAGGCCGAAAACATCGCGTGTCAGACACTCGAAATCTGAGAGCCCCTTGTATGATTGCCGGATGTAGAGGATCCGCGCCTTTTCCTTGTACTGTTCGACGTGCTTCAGGGCAATCAGGGTCATGCCGTAGGATTTGGCACCGCCGCGCCCGCCGCCCAGGAATAAATCGTACTCTTCTGGAATGCAGAGCACCTTTGTTTGGAAATCTGAAAATTTAAGAGCGTTCAAGTTCAATCACCCCCTGGTTGCTGTTTATGATCTGCTGGTATTGGTCTGCATTCAGCGATTGCGGAAGCATGATACCTATTTTGACGTTGCGATTATCTTCAATGGTGATTCCGCCGTCGCGGTAGTTGTGCCGGCACTTCAAAAGGAACATGGCGGCCACGATGTCACCTTTCAGCGCCTTATCAAACAGCACACCCACAAGGCTGTCATGCTCCACGGCCCGTGCCTGATCGTACGCCTCTTTGATCTCCGGGAACTCTTCACGCCAGCGCACCCATGTTTCCCAGCTTAAGCCGAATGTGGCGCAGATGGTTTTTTCAGAACATCCGCGGCTTGCAATGCTCTTGATGATTTCAATAGCGTTCGCTGGTGGCTGCCGCTTCGGCCTGCCGGTTGGCCTGCCGGTCCCTCTTCCTGATTTCCTCATGAAGTGCTCCAGTGGCAGAGGCGACCATCGTTGACCGCCCCTGCCTGTGGTTGGATTATGCCGCTGCCGTAACACCTGCGGCCATTTTTGCGGCCAGCCTCATCAGTTCGGCATCTTCACCTTCACCGATAACCGGGTCCTGTTCCTTTTTGGGCGGGAATACGCTGTCACCCATCGCCAGAAAGCCGGGAACGATGGTCGCCCATTTGAAGGACATGGGGATATTTTCAAAGACGCCCACGATTCGCTGGAGTGCAAGCCGTTCATCCTGGAGCGGTATCAAGTCGGCCCCACGTTTCCGCATTACCCGATTAGTGCGGGCATACTCCAATACTTGAGCCGGTACGAGTTCAATGCAGGTTGGCGCAGTCTCAAAGGCGTAAATCAAGAACGGGTCGCCATCCTTGAACAGTAGGCGTACCCTGTCGGCCGGTGACAAGGCTCGAATATGGTCCCTCACTTCACGTGCCCTCAGTTCCAGGATAACGGCATCGCCTGAAACAACCTCAGGGGGGAGTTCATAGACCTTGACAACCTTGTTAAGGTGGATTTCCTGGAGCGTCCGAATCCGCTTGCACATATCGTTGTTGAGACGCTCGTTAAATTTGCGCTGGACCGGGACCAACTTTTCCTGCTGGCCCGCGCCGGAAAGCAAAGGATCACGCAAAATCGCCCGCTCTTGTATCAGGTAGTCGGTGAAGAAATCCGAAAGGTCTTTCATAAAGACGTCAATCAGGTCTTTGTTCTGCTGTTCGGTTGGTTCATACTTGAACCGTGGATAATTCTGATTCTTGGCCCCGATACGGTTCAGAACGTGGTCAATGGTCAGTTCTACGCTGTTCTGCTGATAGTTCGTGCTGCTCATGGTGATAACTCCTTTCAGCCTCTCGGCTGCGTCTTGTAAGCACGTACTGCTTCGGTGCTGAGGGTTGGGGTTGGCTTCTCTCTCGCGGCCCGGGTACCTTGCAGCATCCCGCCGGGTAATGGCTGTCAGTATCGCCAGCCGAACAAAAAGGCGATGAGCTCAAGCTGATTCTCGTAATCGTCTTCGTTGGGGATGAACGCCCCGGAATAAACCCGCCAGCCACATGCCATACAGAAAACAACAGGCAAGCGGCTGCTGTTCCACTCCATTCGCTTTTCAATCCGGCCTTGACACCGTGGGCAGGTTGGTCTTTTCATGTTTATGCCGTCGCTTCAGGGTGAAATATTGAAGCCTGCTGTTGATAAAACACTGTTGCCAGTCGGTGATTGCTTCCGAGTAATGACCGGATCTGTTCCTGGTGTTGTGCGGCAATGTCCAGATTTTGATCTTGAAGGCAAATGACCAGACAACAGGCCACGTCAACGAATCGGTATACATCTGCTTTCCGAATGGCTGTTGAGTGTTGGAGCTTTTCCGATAATGCCGCCATTTCCCGCATTTGCTCTGGTATGGTTGCTGTTTTCTCTGCCAGCAAAGCCGCTGCTGTCCTGAATTTTTCTATGCTCATGCGGCTTCCCCTTGTTCATCGGCAGTGACGGGCCTGTGGTAATTGATCTCTGCCCCTCTCGTGACGCTCCAGTGCAAATCCTGTGCGGCCTCTTCCAGCAGGGAGCAAAGGTCACCATCTGAAATGCCAGGGGCGCAAAGCACCTGCGCGACAACCTCATTGCCTCGTTTAATTGAAATTCTCGGTTGCATCTGCATGGCGGTTTCCTTTGGTCTTTGGTGGTGGAGCAAAACACGCTTTCTCGCGTTCCTGTGATATTCAAAAAGTGGGTAGTCTGCCTCATGTCAAATAAACGTCTCTACGGGCCTGTTTGGGGCCTTCCTTGCGCTATTTGGTATAATACAGGTATAACTTTTCTGAACGATCCTGAGTTTATCTATCAATCCTTATGAAATAGGCTTCAAAATTGTTACCATCATTAGACACAAGGTTAAGTGATAAACCTCATGTTGCCAATTGAAGGACGGCATCAACAAACTTTAGTCCCTGGAATTCAATCAAGAAGTCGAGGGCAGAAAAGGATTTTCCGCAGACAAAGCAATGGGCCTTGTTGTGCTTCCGGTTCCAGTGAAGAGAAGGAGATTTATCAGCATGGCAGGGTGCCAGCGCCAGTCCCCTCTCGAAGTGGATCACCTGTTCAATGGGGAAAACCCTGGCCGCCTCTATCTGCTCATCTGTAATGCGCTGCTGCTTGCTTACGTGACCGTTGATAAGCCTGGTCAAAGCCTGTAATTCCCTGCCGGCTGAAACCAGCCCACCCTGATCCATCATCCTCACGTCAATTGCCACCGTCTCAGCACTCCACGGTTCGCCGCTATGAATGAAGTCTTCAAAGAGCTTCCAATCACTCGCCTGTTGCCTCAGTTGTTCCTTGATGTACCTGCAACGCGCCCATGCAGCGAGTTTGAAAGGAACTCCCATCTCTTCAGCGGCCTTGCGGACTGAATGCACACTCATAAGCGCAC